CCGCGATACGAAAGTCCTGCGGGATATCTTCCAAGACGTCAAAAGCCGCGAGTCAGGCAACACGATTCTTAGTAAGCTCTTTCCTGGCGGCCGCCTCATCATGGGCGGCGCGAATTCGCCGGCAGGGCTGGCGTCGCGTCCTATCAAAATCCTGCTGGCCGACGAAGTGGACCGCTTCCCGGACTCGGCAGGCACAGAAGGGGACCCGGTAGATTTGGCCGCAAAACGTATGACGACGTTCTGGGACCGGACTATGGGGCTGTTTTCCACGCCGACGAATGCCGGCGAATCCCGCATTGAAGTCGAGTACACAGAAGGGACACAGGAAGAATGGCAGCATCAATGCCCGAATTGCGGCGAATATCATCTACTCACGCACAGGAACATGGTAATGGATACGGAAACGGTCAAAGACGGCCGGAAAACGGAACATATTCACGTTAAATCCGTATCCTGGCGCTGTCCTGACTGCGGCTTCACCTTTTCCGAAAACGAGATGCGGCGACAGATGCAGAAGTACGTCGCCAAAAATCCTACGGCTATCAAAAATCACGTCCGCAGTTTTTTCGTGAACTGCTGGGCGTCGCCGTGGATTTCATGGGCCGATGTAATGCAGGAATGGGTAGACGCTAAAGGGGATCCGGAACGAGAAAAAGTAGTCGTCAATACACGATTCGGCGAGCCCTACGAACGGGCGCGCAGTTATGATAATGTCGATAAGCTCCTGGCTCGCCGGGAGCCGTACAACGCGGAACTTCCCGACGGCGTGCTGATTTTGACAGCGGCCGTCGATGTCCAGGATAACCGCCTCGAATATGAGATCGTCGGATGGGGCGAAGATGAGGAGTGTTGGGGCATCAAGAAGGGCATTATCTTAGGCGCGCCGGATACGGCGGCGGTATGGCGTCAGCTGGACGAACAGCTGGACCGCGAATACCACTTTGCCGACGGTACGGGCCTGTTGGTAGCCAGGGCGTTCATCGACTCCGGCGGCCATTACACCAGTGAGGTATACAACTACAGCTTGATGCACCTGGCCCGTCAGCGCTTTGCCGTCCGCGGCTCATCGACGATGGGCGTGCCGATTATCCACAAATACAGCAAGGCTCAGGCATATCACGGGCGGACAATCCCGCTGGTCCTCATCGGCACAGACAGCGGCAAGCAGTACATCATGGACCGCCTGGCTATCGACGTGCCGGGGCCGCGGTATTTCCACTTCCCGCTCGATAAGCCGGAGCAGGACGCGGTCAATGCGGTTTTGTGGAACCGCGGCTATGACGAAATCTATTTCCAGGGCCTGACAGCGGAAGAAAAACAGCCGCAAAAAAAGAACGGCCGCATCGTATATCGCTGGGTAAACATCGCAAAAGACCATCGAAATGAACCGCTCGACTTACGAGTTTATAATTTAGCCTGCCTGGCGTCCATTTCTCCGGATTTTTCCAAACTGAAAGCCCTGATGACAGGGGCGCCAGCAGAAGAAAAGCGGCCAACTGGCCCGCGCAAGCGGCCCAGATTCGGCGTGATTAAGAGGGGGATAGAATGAACGAAATCCTGAATGCACGATTAAAACAGTACATTGCAGCGGAAACAGCTATCCTGACGGGCGGGCAGTCGTATAAAATCGGCAACCGTACGCTGACCCGCGCCGATTTGGTGGAAATACAGAGCGTCATCAGCAAATTGTTATCCGCAGGCGCGACCATCGACGACGTGCCGCGGACGGGATCCCGGTCCCGGCAGGTAGTATTGCGTGACTAGGAGGCTGTAATGAGCAAAAAACGGAAGAAACGTAATGCGCGACATCCGACAGGCGGTGTCAATACGAAAATCACGAACACCGGCTACAGTGACGGCGCAGCCAGCCATACACGGCAAGCCTTGCGCGGCTATAATCCGTATAAGTCGTCGCCACGCGCCGATATCGATGCAAATCTGAACACATTACGCAGCCGTTCGACGGACATGTATATCAATTCGCCGATTGGCGCCAGCGCGGTCAATACAAATCGGGCGAACGTTATCGGCGCGGGCTTGCAGGTGATTCCTAAGATTGACTACAAGCTCCTGGGCATGACCGCCGACGAGGCTAAGGAATGGCAGCGGCACACACAGCGGGAATTTGGCCTATGGGCTGATTCGGTACAATGCGACCTATATAAAAAACATTCGTTCTACGATATGCAGGACATCGCCTATCTGTCGTATCTGGTGGACGGCGATGCATGGGCGGCTATCAAGTACCGTAAGCCGTCGCCAGGCAGTATCTATTCGACGCGCATCCAGCTTTTCGAGGCATCCCGGGTATGTAATCCTGGCGCTATGGCTGCTTACAGCAATACGGACAGTATGACCGTCGAATGCTATAACCATGAAACACATAACAGGGTTATCAATGGCGTGGAAATTGACGCCGATGGGGCCGTCGTCGCCTATTGGATTGCTAACCGCGTACCCTATGACCCGACGAATAATTCCCAGGCCCTGCGCTGGACCCGAGTCGAGGCTTTTGGCCGACGTACGGGCCGGCCTCTGGTCCTGCAAATTTCACATGAAGAGCGGCCGGAACAGTATCGCGGCGTGCCGTATCTGGCACCGGCAATCGAGGTGTTGAAACAAATCAGCCGATATACTAATGCAGAGTTGTCCGCAGCAATCATCAAGTCGTTTTTCACGCTCTTCTTTACGTCGAGTGGCACGACAAATGACCTGGGCGATGTCTTGAGCGAGACATACGGCCCGGGCGAGCAGATTGACCCAGACGACCTGCGGCGCGTAGAAATCGGCCCGGGGACACTGAATCTCCTGCCGAGCGGCGTCGACGTCAAGGCCATCGACGGTAGCCGGACGCAGTCCACGTTCGAGGCCTTCACGAATTCCCTGATTGCACAAATCGGGGCATCGTTGGGTATCCCGTCCGAGGTGCTGATGAATCGTTTCCAGTCGTCGTACAGCGCGGCGCGCGGCGCACTTTTACAAGCGGCGGCCATGTTCCGGACGCGGCGCAATTGGTTTGCCCGTGACTTTTGCCAGCCCGTATACGAGGCCTGGCTGACAGAGGCCATTGCTATCGGGCGCATCGATGCTCCGGGCTTTGGCGTGGATCCGCTGATTACCAAGGCGTGGACCGGCGCGAACTGGTACGGCCCTGTCATGGGCATGCTGGACCCGGTCAAAGAGGTAAACGGCGCGGCATTACGCGTCAAATACGGATTCTCGACGGCTGAAAGAGAGGCTGCCGAGCTTACCGGCACGAATTATGATGACAACGTCGATCAAATCGCGGCTGAGCGCGCCGTGTGGGCGAATAAGGGCATGCAGTACCCGAAAGCCGACAACACGGATACCAGCGACAGCGGAGGAGGTGATACAGGATGAAACATTTCTGGAATTTCCAGGACAGCACGGGCGGCGATGCCGCCGATTTGTATATCTACGGGCCGATTGTCTCCAGCGCGTCGTGGTGGGATGACTCCATCGATGCCGTACAATTTTCTGAGGACCTGAAAGCCCTGGGCGGTAAAGACGTCACTGTCCATATCAACTCTCCGGGCGGCGATGTCTTTGCCGCGCACGCAATCCACAATCAGCTGATTGCCTATGCGGGCAATGTCGACGTCGTTATTGACGGTATCGCCGCTTCCGCGGCAACTATCATCGCGATGGCCGGCGCGCGCGTCACGATGCCGACGAACTCCATGATGATGATCCACAATCCGGCCATGGGGCTGGACGACCATTATACCGCCAATGACCTCGACAAATATGCAAATGCCCTGCGGGCAGTGCGTCAGTCGATTATTGCGGCGTACATGAAGCGGGTAAGCGTGGATCAGGCGCAAATCGAGCAGATGATGGACGCAGAAACATGGCTGACGGCGCAGGAGTGCGTCGACATGGGCCTGGCTGATGCCATCGACGGCCGTATTAAATCCGTACTCGATGGAAACAATTTGATTGTAAATTCGCTTAAAATCGACATCACAAATTATAAAAACAGGGAAGGCCTGGCGCATTGTGTGAATGCCCAGGACGAAAAGAAGGGGGCGGAAGTCTTGAGTAAATCGAAATTAGAAGAAATCTTGAATGCACTGGGCCTGCGAATTGATGACGCCGCAGAGCCTCAGCCGGCACCGGCGAAAGCGCCGACGACGGAAGCAGCGCCGACAACGGATGCAAAAGCTATCGCCGCGGCAGCCGTAGCGCAGGAACGTCAGCGTATGGCGGACCTCGATGCGATGGCCGACGGTAATCCGGCAGTAGCCGCTATCATCAACACGGCAAAACACAACGGCCAGACGGCCGATGACGTCCGTGATTATGTCGCCGCTGTCCAGGGCATCAAGAGCGCCGCACAGAATCAGCTGTTAGACATGCATGCCGAATCAAAAGAGGGCGGCACTGATGGCATCGCGGCGGGCGCTGTCGATGACAGCAAAACCGAAGACGAAAAAGTCATGGATATGATTGCCCAGGCAATGGGCGGTAAAGGGGGTAAACGCTAATGGCAGAATTGGTAACTACGTCGACAGGCGTACATTATGATGACCTTATCGGCGGCACAAATGTATCTGTCGTTGCGCAGAATGTAAAAGTGGCGGCAGGGACAGCAATGGCCCGCGGCACACTTTTAACCATTACGGACGGTACGGCCGCCGCAACGGCAAAGGCCGGCACAGCAAATGCAATTTTAGCCGCTCCGGTATCCACTACGGATACGGTAGC